ACTAAACACCTGGATAACACAAGCCGACGCCATGATAGACACACACTGCCATCGAACATTCACAGACACAGAACCCGCAAGCCTAGCAGTCATAGAAAACGTAGCACTACGACTAGTCAGCAACATGGTAGGTATGGTACGAGCCAAACAGGACACACCCCTCATCAAAATAAACGACTGGACAATCCAGTTAACGAGTAGTAAAATATTCACAGACGATTTAAAGGATGATTTAAAACCCTTCGTAGTAGAACATTCCAGTGCAAACAATCCCATCGAATTTAGCGCCATAACCGGGGACGACCCGGACACCGAGGAAGAATAGGACTATGCCCACCGGCTACAATGTACAGGTCAAACTGAAAAGGGGTGAGCCATTAGGTGTCACGAAGAAGGCATCTAAAAGAGCTATTCATCTGGCAACACTGGAATTAAAAGGTAACCTTGGCCGTAACAGTTCTGTAGATGAGGGTAAAATGCAGGGTAGCTGGCTAATATCTCCCACAGACACCGGGCTTAACCGGAAAATCATAAGCAGCGCAATCTACACCCCATATGTCAATGATGGGACTGGTATATATAAGACAGGCCGATACATTTACCCAAGGACACGTAAAGCATTGAGATTTGAATATAAAGGAAAGATAGTCTACGCCAAACGCGTGAAGGGTCAGCGTGGACAGAAATTCGTCGAGAAGAGCATAACACAAACCCAGCGCCGGAATGATGAATTCATAATAAGAGCCGTCATGGAAACGGCGGGAGACCTGTAAATAATGACCATGAGTTTAGAAGAGGGATTAGCAGCACCACTTCGTGTAATAAAAGCATACCTTAACGCTGAAATGGTAGAGGAAGGACTATTAGAAGATGTGGAAACATTGAATATAGGATTTGAATCTGACACACCAATCGAATTTCCCTCGGTATGGATAGGTGAGGAACCCACGATAGTGGATGAGGCAGGGAATCCTAATTTATCACAAACAATGTTTCTAAGGACACCATTCACATTTGCCTGTGCCGTGTATGAAAATGACCCAGAACAAGCCGAATACCAGGCTAAAAATTTAGCTACACGTGTCGGTGCCAGTATCCTGAAACATTTCAATCAATTAAAAAGCCAACCCACCGACCCTGACCGTCTATTCCAAACGATACGCTTCAATGCTTTCAATCCGAATGGTGAGGTACAGATTGAGGGTAAACGTGACCGTATACCCTGTGTTGCGATAGTATTTGATTTTGTATATCCCGTGCAATGGTTGTACTGTAACCGTGTCTAATTTAGTTTATTTTTTTATTATTTAATTTATTTTTATTAATTCTATTTCTTATTTTATTTTTTTTAATTAAATCCGTAAAAGAATGGAGGTATGATAATATAACAGACGAGATGCAATTACAACGAGTCGTAGGGCTTGTAGAGGAGGATGAATATGGAGTAGCGCCCGTTGTAGGCGCCCCAGACTTCCACATAGAAGTGACAGATTCCAGCATACCCATCGAGGGCGACCCACTCAAATTTGAGTCAGGACTGAGCCGTGACCTAACACTTGTAAGGCAGGGAAGATATCAGCCAAAACCAAAATTTGGCGGGGCGGTTGACCTTAAAACAATAGGACACTTCCTAAAAGGAGCTTTAGGTAGCTATGTGTTCACTGAGGGTGACAGGCCGGGAGAAACAAATATTCATGAATTTTATGGTGGGAATAATATGCTCCTACCCAGCTACACCGTGTACGGCCACTTTGACCTTTTCATCAAAGAGGTCACTGGTTTTCTTATACAATCCCTCAGTATGGAAGTATCAAATGAGTGGATGAAACTATCCGTTAAGGGTTTAGCCTCAGTGGATAGTAAAACAGACGGTGTGCCCGAACCCACGGCATTGAAATTACTAACTGGACTTATACCCTTAGCATTTTATGATATAAGCCTGGAATTTGATGATGAAATACCGCCAGGCATTGTTTCATCCCTAAAATGGGAGATAAATAATGATATCAAATCAGACGATGCTACAGGTATTGGAAGCCGATACCTACTCCGTAAACCGCCCGCTGGTAAACGGGAGAATAAACTGGAAATGGAGGTCAGCCTTGAACCAGAAACACTAAAATACATTGAAATGTTTGAATATGGAGAGGAAGGGGCTAACAGCCCACAGGACTGTATCATGACCACAGTTCCACTGTCAATCGTGTTACAGGCATGTGAAAACCCTGATGAGAAGCTTACAATCAACTTCCCTGATAACTTATGTAAAGTAGAGTACAGTGCAAGCGGGACAGATGCTATAAAGCTTAAAATTAGCATGGACTCGCTGGCAACAACACAGATACTCCTTAATGATGGTATTACCAGCGTGCTAAGCGCCGTGGTATGCACATTAGAAAATTATGTGCCAGAACTTAAACCAGGCGGTATTAACATGTTAGACCCACTACCAGTCGCCGCATTCAGTGCGGATGTAACTACAGGGACTGCGCCGTTAACTGTGCAATTCACAGATGCCAGTATAGGCGAAGACCTAATATATGATTGGGACTTTGGTGATGAGGGCTCATCTGAGTTGGCAAGTCCAGAGCATATATACAGCTCTGCAGGCACTTACACAGTCACATTGACAGTGTCTAATGAAAATGGTGAGGATGTAGAGGAGAAGGTGGATTATATCACTGTAAGTGAATAAATCATATTCCCCCTTTTTTCAATTTTTTTTCTAATCAATTTTTAAAGGAGCTTAAAAGCATGGTTTTAAATAAGAATGACATAATAAACGGTAAAGACGCATATAAAGATGTATATATCAAATCATTAGATGGTGAGATAAGATTACGGCCAATTACAAGCCGTGAATGGCAGACTATACAAGAAGTAGAAAGTAAAGGGCTGGGTAAATTCAGAATCTCACCTAACATGAATGCTAAGAATCCGGCTGACATGGCTCAAGCTGTGAAAGGCGAGATAGATCTTGGTAAATTATCAAAACACAGCTTCAACGCAAAGGTGAAAACTCTTGTATACTCCATGAGTTACGGTGATGAGAAATGGAATGAGGATGAGATTACAAAGAATCTGACACCCTTGAATATTGATGAGATATACAATGCAACCCTTAAGATTTCAGGGATACCCGTAACAGAGGATCAGGCCACCCATATTAAGGGGGAATTAGAGAAATTTCCTGGCGACAGCGGAGGGTCGGCAGATAGCCCTGAATGACTATTTTGGATATAAACTCGCAACTACTCAGGGTGAACTAACTCCTTTACAGGAGAGCTGGGTTACTATAAGTCAGACGGAGTTGTTTAAGGAAATTAATGGGGTAAAAAAATAGGAGAATGATAATTTATTTATTTATATGTTTATTATTTCTTTTTCTTATTTAAATCGTATCGTATAAACAAAGCACAAATAAGCAAACCAATTGGAATACCAATGTACATTACAATTTTTTCGATTCGGGTGAACATGAGGAATAGTATTATGCCAATTAAAACGCTTACCTGTATTATTAATGTTTTTAGTGGACTCATATTATAACATCCCTTCATCCCTACTTTTTTTTTAGTTTCTTTTCTTTAATTGTATATTTTAATTCTATTATTTAAATGTATTGGAGTATCAGACGATGGCACTAATGGAAATTATAATCAAAGGAGTAGACCAAGCCTCACAGGTCGCTGGAAAAGTAACTGATGCCTTTAAAAAGAGCGAGGACAATATCAACAGAGGAAATGAATCTGTTAAAAGGAGTACGGACAGTGCCAGGCAATCAATAAGTAGGTGGGCAGTGGATTATAATAAATTAAACACAACCGTGACACAGACAGGATCTAATACAGAATCAATATTAAGTAGAGTGAAAAATAAGTTAAGAGAAACAATCACAGGAAATGAAACACTTAAAAGGTCTTATGATACATTAAAGGGCGCGGCACAAAAAGCAGGCACCGTAATGGTAGCTGGATTAGAAAAGGCTAAAAATGGCCTTGAAAAGATCAAAAATGGTGTTGCAAAGATAGAAAATAGTCTAGGTGAATTAGGGACATTATTCACTAGTGTATTCGGAGCGTTAGGCCTTGGCAGCATATACGAGATGACCATTGGACTGGCTATGGGCCGGGATCAGATGCGCACGCTCATGGTTGCCACCACGGGCTCTGCGAACGCTGCGGATAAACTGATGAATAAACTTGATGCTCTCACAAATAACAGTGTAGTCAGCTTATCTGACTTGGGTAAGGCAATGAATAATATTAAGATGAGTACGGGGATGACAAACGCGGAATTAGAGAGGATAGCCCCTACTGTTGATAAGATTGGTCAGATGGCTATATTGATGGGGTATGATACTGGCAGGGCTACAGAGTTAATGGTAGCGTCCTATCGTGGATTGAACGGCGAATTTGACATGCTTAAAACCAATTTTGGTATAACACGTGACATGCTAATCGAGGCAGGCTGGAGTGGTGCGAAGGATGATGTGGATGGATACACAGCGGCACTGAATAAAGTTATTGACAAAAATATCAATTTCGATGAAGTAATGAATAGTAATGTGGGAATGCTTGAACGTGTCAAGAAAGCGTTCCGGATTGCTGGGCGTGAGATCGGTGAGGTGTTCA